ACCCGTCACCTTGACATTGACCTGCCGCGCCATAAACCGGACATCCGTAGGGTTGGCCGCCGTGTATGGCCCAAAGGTGGATTGAGCGCCTGTCGGGTAATTGCGGGTCTTGAATGAAACCACCGCCTCGCCCAAGGTCTGCTCATCTGGGACAACTTGCCGCACAGACATCAGGTTGTCGCCGTTGCCAAGCTGCACCGGCCCAGACTCAGCGTAGACGCTGGCGCTGTCATAGGCAAAGCCCACTTCATGCTCGTAGATGTAGCCATCAGATGACACCAGCAGCGGGTTGGTGAACACACCCGCATCAGTGCCAGCAGTACGGGCCAATGAGCCTATGTTCCAGTGGTTTTCGCGGTAGTTGTAGGTGACATAGCTGTCATTCTCATTGCTGCCGCTGCTCGGGTAGTACCACCAGATCTCACCAAACTGGCTGTTGTGGACAGCGTAGACCTTAGACGCTTGGTTGTAGTTGATGTTGTTAAAAATATAATCTGAGACTTCGCAAGGCAAGGGCTTGACATATCCGTCATAAGTGAAAAAGCCACTCTTAGACATCCAGATGGCCGCCGTATCGATGGCCGCTACAGATTGAGCCGAGATCAGGCCGCAGCCAGATCCGGCCTTCTCAAAGCCATAGACAAATGGTGCGCCGATATAGGTCGCCGTGTGTACATCCACATCTGTAAAGAGCAGGTTGACACCCTTGACGCGCTTGCCGGCAATCAATGAGCCAACTGTAGCCAACTCAAAGTCACCAGCCTGATTGGTGGCCGCAGGCGTCCAGACTGTATTGTCTTCTTGGTCACACCACTGCACCTTGCGTGGATTGCCACCAGCGCCAAGTGCAAACAGGATGCGCTCGGCAGTGACCAAAAGAGCCTTGTTGCCCGTTGGCGCGTTGGTAATGGCCGCTGCCAAGGTGGGCGTTGTAAAGCCAAGCTGCCACTCGTACAGCTTGCCGTCAGCGCTTGAACAGGCCACCAGATATTCGCCCCATGTGTCAAGGCTCCATGTGGTGGCCGGAATCAGACCACCCAAGTCGGGTCGGGCCACGCCATAAGCGTATGTGCCATAAGTGCCGTAGCCGTAGCCGGTTTTGATCGTGGCATCGGCAATGCCGGCAGTGATGCCGGTTGGTGTGATTTCCTTGAGTGTCCCCGCCTCGTTCATAGCGTACAGCTTGGACTGTGTACCAGCGGCAATGAATCGCTCACCGCTGTTGTTGCGCCAAGTGATGAAGCCCCTGCACAAACCAGTCATCTGGCTTGCCGAGCGCTTCCTCCAGCCGCCCATAGGCCGCAGGGTGTTCTCGTACCAGCGCACCAGATTCGCGTCATACCAGCGGCCTGCTGCTTGGTACTCTGTGCCGTTTCTGTAGATGCCTGGTGGTAGTTTGAGTGGGATGTACATGGCTATATTGTCGGTAGGTTGGACACAAAGCTCATCGTGACGATGGCCGATGGCACTGCTGGTCGTGTGGGGCTGGCGCTGGCAGCGTACTGCTCAATTTGAACACCGATGTCGGTTGGCCTCCACATGATCTCCACATAATCAGTCGCATTCAAGCTCACAAAGTAATTTATGGCCGCAATGATGTGGAACGGGTCGCCAACACCTTTTCTAGGTGCAAAGCCAAATCTACTATTTGAATTGGCCACATTTGTACCATTGACCCGAAACCAGACATCCACATCCTGAGACGAATTTGTCGTATTTGTAAACTGAATGGAAAACTGCAAGTTCCAGATCCCGCTGTCGGCCACTGTGATTCGACTGTTGCTGGCTATTGTCACGCCATTGCTGAAGTCTGTCGTGTTAAATGTGACGGCATAGGCCGTGGTGGTGTTGGCCGCCGTCTGGTCGGTTGAGTCCTGAAAAGCCCCGTAAGGGTTGTTCATAAACTTGCCGCCCCTTGGCCCAAACAGTGAGCCAAGGACGGAAGTCAGTTTTCTGGAAAAAATGTTCAGTGCGCCGTTGTTCTCGTTCAAGTTCCGGCGCTCGTACACCTCTGGTGGATAACCCAGAGGTGACAGTGAAGGTGTCTCTAATTGTTGCTTGACATTGGCCATGACATGATTATTTCACTTATGCCATGTCTGCGCCTACTTTGCCAACTTCGGCAACCCTGCGACTCCAGCCCTTGCCAAAGGTCGGCCAGTGTGGCAAGTCCATCAGGAATGACAGTCTGCGCTTGCCATAATCGTCAACCAGATCGCCCTCAAATGCCGCCACGGCCTGCAAAGTCTTTGGGCCGATGCCGCCGTCAGGATCAACCCCCACGCACGCTTGCAGCCACTTTGCAGCCCGACCTGGGCCGCTGTTCACCGCCGCATCAAAAACCACATAGTCCACGCCAGCCGGCAGGTCATCGCCCTTGATCTTGTCCCAGTACTTGGCCTTGTACATCGGGCCGACAGTCTCGGGGGTTAGGCCGCGCATGGTTTTTTCATCCACCTCATGCCCGACCCACTCCTCCCAGACCTTCTTGGTGACGCCGAGGTTGGTCATGCCGCCAGGGTCGGATGGATGGTTTACAAAGCCGCCTTCATGGTGGAGGACAGCAGCCAGTGCGGAGTCAAAGTTTTCTTTCATTTCACTGGCCCTGCCTTAGAGAGTAAATCGGTCTTGGCTTGTGAGCCAGCGGATGATCCAAAGTAATAGGCAATGATGCCCGTCCATGCCGTACCAAGGCTGCCCAGCATCATCAAGATGGCAGGGTTGCTGTCATCCAGTTTGTTGAAGAACATTAGCGTCATGATGGCAAAAAAACCGACAGTGACAGAGCCAGCCAATATTGGCGGCATCAGGCTGCGGGTGGTGGCCTGCATCTCCCGCGCTGACTTCCTGTCCTCGACCTCCAGCTTTTCAAAGTTGAGGCCAAGCTCCTGCGCTTGTTTCTGCAACTCGATCTCAGCCATCTTGACTTGAGCAATTTGCTCTGCCGACAGCTTGTTGTTGGAGATCAGGTCGCCCACCTTGTCGGGGTCAACACCGATGGCCTTGGAGATGGCAGACACTGCCATGCCGGCCAGTGGGCCACCCATTGCCGTGGCAATCGTTGGTGCAATTTGTTTTAGCCAGTCCATTACTGTTTACTCCTTGAAAGCATTGTTGCGGCAATTTGCAGCATTGCACGGGTGCTGTCCATGTCTTCGGGCTGGGTAGCCCAGCCGACTGTGATCTGGCCAACAAAGCGGCCTGGCTCCGGTGGCACTGAAATGCGGCATGTGTAGGCCACACCCTTAGCGATATACCAGAGGCCCATTTCACTCTGCGCTGACTTGTACTCGCCGCATGGAATCTCGCTGGCCATCAGTTTGACCACATCGGCATTGTTGGCAGCGTTCTGAGTAAACAAGCCGACATCCAGCCCGTCATTGGTCTTGTCTCTGCCGTTCTTGCCATAAGCCCGATACAGGATGCGCGTGCCAAACATGCTGTTGACTTTGAACACCGCCACCACCAGCGCACCAGATTGCTTGAACAGATGCGCCGCTGCATCCTCCACTCTGTCTTCTGCAATCGTTGGAATCTTTTTGGACTCTTTGTAAGCGCCGATCAGCAGGTCTTGGTTTGTATATACAAAGTACCCTGCAAAGGTGAGCACGGCCATAAGTACAAGAGCGAATAACCTGAACGGAGAACTGACATATGCCAGCACCTTATCCACCAACTGGAGGGGGCGCTCGTCAGTCGCCATCAGCACTTACCTCCGCACTGCTGCTGCATCACCTCAAATATCAGCCAGCCCAAAAAGCCCAGAAGAGCGCCAAACACCAGCAACATGAGCACAAGGGTGATAAATTCGTCAAGTTCCTTCTTTTGCCGTGCAGCAGACTCACGCTCACGCCGTGCATCATGCGCTGCCTCTTTGTCAATGCTTGCGGCACGGGCCACGATCTTGGCCCAGACCTCCATCTTGTTTGATTGGAAAAAGAGCATCTTGATCTCTTCTTCAAATGCTCTAGCCTGCTCGATGGCCAGTTCAAGCTCAATGGCCTTGCCCATTGCGCTGCCCTTGAAGCCGCCCGTCTTGGACTGCTGGACAACTTTGATGGCATCGGCCTTGGCCGAAAAGAACTTGCCCAATACGGGGCCGAGGGATTCTACGGATTGGACAGTCTGGGCGGCAGTCTTCACCAGCTTGACCGCTGTCTGAATGGCCGCTAGCGCTGTGAATGGATCTATCACGACTTCTTCTCCCGCCACTGCAAGCACCAGACCAGCAGCCGGTCAGATGACCATGACCAGCGCACGCACTCAAAGACAGGTGCCGGTGCTTGCGCTGCTGGCGGTGGTGGCGGCAGCGCGTCCATGATTACATGAGGATTTTCTTAATCAGTTCAGCGGCAAAGCCTGGCCCGAGCAGCGTGACAGCAATCAGCGCATAGAGGATGTACTCAATGCGGCTCATGCGCTTGCTGCCTGATTCAAAGCTCTTCTGGATCGCTTGGTAGCGCAGCGCACAGACTTCCTCATGCGTTGCCAGCCGAGCGTCCGTTGCGTCTATCTGATTCATGCTGCTTCAAGTGCGGTGATGCGGGTTGTCAGGGCTGTGATGAGGGCTTGTTGCTCTTGGATTGCTTTGACCAGCGTAGGAATTAAATCTTGAGTGCGTAATCCAAGATATTTAGTTTCGTCCGCATCAGTAACTTTAAATTGAGATATTAAATCGGGTAATATTTCTTGTACTTCTTGAGCAATAAAACCTACCGCGTTCTTCCTGTCCTCACCCTTACCATCAATCCAATCAAATCTGCGTGGCTTTAGCGCCAGCACTTGCGTTAAGCCAACATCAATATCTTTAATATTCTCTTTAAATCGCTGGTCTGAGGTAGATGTAATAGATGTGCTAGTTGAATAAATAGCGCCGCTATCAATCACATAGAATTTATTCGCCCCAGCGCCTGTATTGTAATATTGAATGGCGTTGTATGTTCCGTTGGTTGTATTCCTTGAACAATCAATAAGCAGTGCTGTACTAGCATTACTTGCATTTGTTTGTTGAAGCACAATTCCACGATTGTTTGCAGACTGCAATACCGCTAACTTTTCGCCGCCATAAAGACTCGTAGTCCCCACCAGAAAGTTACCGCTGGAGTCGATACGGGCGCGTTCTGTGCCGTTGGTCTGGAAAGTCATTGCAGCGTTAGACTGCTGAATTAACTCAACATTTCCAGAATTTCCAATTTTATTGATGTAAAAGTAATCGCCCCCACCAAAGTTTGCACCATCCGCATCTAACCAAACTTGGGCAAGACGACTTCCAGCCGTTGCGCTTGAGGTGGCATTAAAGCCGCCACCCGCATTATTTGCAGCGGTTGCATCGCCCGTCCGAAACAATCCTATGCCTAGACCGCCAGTTCCTGCTACAGCCTCAAATTTTACTGTTGGTGTAGTCGTACCAACGCCCACAAAACCCGCCGAGTCGATCCGCATAGCCTCCGCACCACCTTCAGCAAAAGCAATGGTGTCAGCGGCAGGGAAGAAGATGCCGGTGTTGGTGTCGCCTGTGGCTGTAATGGTTGGCGCAGCCGCAGAGCCTGCTGCATGAGATGCAATCCCGCCAACAGTCAAAACCTTACCAGATCCAATGTTCAGGCCGACACTTGTACCAGTGCCGTTGGCGGTGAAGATCGCGTCCACCGAGTCCAGGTCGGTATTGATCTTTGTACCCCAGGTGTCTGTCGATGCGCCTACCTCTGGCTTCGTCAGCAGTAGGTTGGTGGTGGTGGTATCTGCCATGCGTTACTCCTAAATGGATGTCCAAGTCTCTGAATTATCAACGATTGCGACCCATGTTTCTGCACTGTCGCTAATCGGTGTGTAAGTTTCTGCGCTGTCGGGTATCGCACCCCAACCAAATCCAAAGATGATGCCGACAGACCCTGTGGCGCTGTTGCCTGTCAATGCAATTGTGATGGCATTACTGACACTGCCAACTGATCCCGTACCCTCAACACCAGTGATGTCTTGGAACGATATGACCTCGGCCAGCACTGTGCCGACAGCACCCGTGGCGCTGTTGCCGGTGACCGC